TCCTGCTCCTGGTCAACTACGATCGGATCGGGCATAAAATCTCCACACGTGTTGCACAACGGTCGGCGCGTGTAAAGCGTGGACCGCTACAAATGCCGTCGTTACCGGCGGCGCGGTTGCTACAAAACCTTTGGCCCCCGGTCACCAAGACCGAGGATTTCTTTCACCATCGCGATGCGGCCACGATTGAGCGCCGTGGTGACTTCGTCGGCGGGCTTGTCGTTCCCCTCGCGCAAATTCGCGAGACGCTCCTGCAAATGTTTCTCGAGTCTGACCCACAAGCTTGAGTACTTGTCCCCGTCACTGATTTCAAACCGCTCGGGCATCATTTAGTGAAGGCCTCGCCGTTGGGCGCCTTGCCGGCGGGCTCGGCGGCGGATTTCGCTACCTCAGCCACACCGGCGAGTTCGCGCTGGACCTGGAGCGTCATCTCGGTTTTCGCGAGGTCCGCTTTGATGTCGTCCAAGGTCAGCCCGCGCTTGTTCGCGTAGCCAAGGAGCGCGATCTCGCGCCGGATCTCGAGTTCGCGCATCCGGGCTTGCCCTTCGGCTTGCGTGCGCGCCGTCTCGGCTTGGACGTAGACGGTATCGCGGTCCGTATCTTTCCTGACGCGCATCATGTCGACTTCCTTGCGCATCGCGGCGATCTCTTTCCTCGTCGCGTCGGCAGCGGCCTGGAGTTCTTTCTGCGCGGCGGCGTTCGCCCGAAGCGCTTCCTGCTCGGCGGCGAGCGCCGCCTTGTGGTCCTCGCTGCGAAGCTGCGCGACCTGCACCGCTGGGGGCGGGGGCACCGGCCGCTTGTCGATCTCTGCCTGCTCGGCTTCGGTGTGCTGGACTTCCGCCGGATCGAGCCGCTTGACGCGCAAGAGCTTCGCGAACCACCGCTTCGGGTTCACCCCGAACGCAGGGTTCAGCGCGAACTGGCCCATCTGCTGGATGAACTCTTCCTCGATCGCGCGCTCAACCAGCGCGCTCGAGCCGTGCGCGTCGATCTTCCAGTCACCCTTCTCCTCGGCCGGCACGGACGGGTCGAGGAGCAGGTATTCATACGACTGGTGCACCACGGGCTCCGTGATGTAATCGTCCACCGCGTACCCTATGGTGCGCAGCAACTGGTTCGCGTTGTTGTTCTGCAGCGCCGTGGCGCCGTACGTTTCCGGTGTGGTCTTGCCTGACTGCCCCTGTGTGATCAGCGGGATGTTCGTGACCTCTTCAGCCATCCGCAGACAGAGATCGATGATCGACATCAGCGCCGAGGTAGTGTTCGGGACCTGGAAGAACGCGAAGGCCTTCCGCACATCGTCCATCGTCGCCCCGGGTTTCTTCATGAACACCTTGTCCGGGAGCAGCGTGTAGTTGCCGTCCCCAGGGACGATCGCTTCGTCGTCAATGACGACGATGCTGCCCGAGGACTTACCTGCGTTGTTGAAGAGCGCGCGGGTGGCGGCGTTGATCGCGCGCGCGGGCATCTCAAGTTGCTCGGCCAGGCCGATCCCAGCCCAGTGATCCTCGCGACGCGACCACGGTACGTTGTGGTACGGGATGTCCCCGGTGTCGAGCGGATTGATCGACGCACGGATGATCGTGTCGTTAACCATCGTGCAGATCGCGCTGACCTCCTCGGGCGGCTTCCCGGGGTTGTCCTCCCCGCTCTGCCCCGCTACCAGGGCGTAGTCTTCGCCCTTCATGACCCCGTGAAAATACCAGACGAAGTACCGATCTTTTTTGTGCTGCTCCCCGGGGCTACCCCCGGCGAGGTCTCCGCTAGCGGGACCCTCGCCGAGCACCCGGTCGATCGCCTTACCGATATACCCCGGCTGGCCTTTCAACTTCCGCAGTTGCTTCTTCGAAAAGAAGTCCAGCTCGAAGAGGTAGTCCCCCTCGCGAATGCTCTCCCCGCACGTGCGCGCGGGGTATATGTTCCAGGGGCTTTTCCATTCGTACCCGGGCTTGAGCTGGTGCTTGACTTTCAGCGTGTTGCTGTCGCGGTCGAACATGCGCGACGTCACCTGGTGCGGAAACGGACCTTTCAAGACACCCACGCCCAGGCGGGCGGCGTCGAACACGACCTTGCGCATGTGCGCGCGATACCGGCTCTCGACCATCCAGTCGTAGATCCGGAGCTCGGCCTTGCGGGCCGCGGCGGCGGCTTTAGCCATCCGCTCGGCGGCGAGGTCTTTGACCGTGATGGGCACGCCCGGGGGTTGGGCGCCCGGCGCTGCGGGAGTCGCGCCGTTGAGGAGGGGCGCGGCGCCGGGCTGGCCGGCGAGTTCCTCGGGGCGTGCGTCGCGCTCGAGCGGAACTCCGTCTATCGCGACTTGGCGGTTATCTGCCAGACCGTCGATCAGGTCAGGGACCGGGGTGGGGGAGAAGGAGAACGCTTTCTCCCCGGCGGGCAGTAGTATCTCACCGAGCTTGGCCGCCCCGGCATCAACGTACCGGCTGGTGAGCCGCACGTAAGCGGTCGACTGGACCTCCTCCCCGCCGCCAACACTCGTGATGGTGAGCCCGCGCGTCATACTGATAGGCTTCGCCCAGCGGGCGTTGGAGAAGGTCGCACGATTGGCGTCGTCGATCCCGACGTAGGCTTCTTCGGCCTTTCGCCATACGTCCTCGATCCCGGATTCCCTGCGGGCCGCGATCGCATCGCCTCGCAACGCAATGAGCTCGTCAGTGATCGCCGCCAGGCGCTTGGCGTCGGTCTCCTCGTGCTCGCCGAGCAGGGCGAGGACTTCTTCGGGGAGTTCTACATCTACGGAGCCGGCCATCGGTTACCTGTTGTCTCTGCGCTTGAACCGAATCAACCACTCCGCGGCCCGCCCGTCTTCCGTGGGGACGACGACCGGCGCGGGGGACGCGCCCTTCAGCAACTTAATGGCTACCATCTGGGAAATAATCATTATTTGTACCCGATGTTCACGACCAACTCGTTTGCCGCCACGCCGGTTGTCCCAGCATCAGTCGCCTCGGTCGTGAGCGCCCACGCGATGCCGGTCGTGAACTCAACGCCAGACCCAACGGCCAGCGCGAAGCCCGCACCCGCCGTGTTGCCAGGGATGGCCAACGTCATCACCGGCGTGTCGGTGCCGACAGTCGGAGCGCTGGCCTTGTTGTAAAACTTCAGGTAACGCACCGCTGCGTTGACGTTAGACGCGAAAACGTACCCTACCTGCCCCGCGCTTGCCTTCAGGCTTGTGGCGTTCGTTGAGGCGGCCGACACCGTTTTACTCGGCGTCCAGCCGCCGGCAGTGTGGGCGTACGTCGCTACGATCTGCTTGCGGTCCAGCGTCATGCGGGCGGCGCCCGCGTCGCCCTCGTCCACGCTGTCGGTCGCTGTTTCGTCAGCCTCAAACCCGGCCATCATGACCGACGATGTCGCCGGGGTGAAGGCCGCATCGTCCACGATCACCGGGTTGTCGATCAGCTGCAGCGCCGTGAGTGCGGCCCCATCAACCTGCGTCGCGAAGGTCCCTGCGTTGGTTACCGCGTGCGAAGGCACGCTGGCGAGAGACACGGGCACGGCGGTGGCGCGCAGTTGAGTGTCCGTGAGCGGACCGGACACGGCGAGCGTCCCTGTGCCGGCGTTCGCCGTAACCGTGCCAGACACAGTGAACGTGCCGGTTCCCGCGTTAGCGGTGACGGTCCCGCTCACCGGCTGCGTGACCGCAGAGCCGTCCACCTTCCAGGCGGTAGTATTCGCCGTGTTTCCGGGTTGCACCGTCCAGGTGCCAGACTGAGTGGCCGGGACGGAGTCAACGTGCTTGACGTACAACTCACCCGCGTTGGTGCCCCGGGCGGCAACGTTATCCCCGTCGTTTGAGGTTAACGACCCCGCCCGTGCGTCCTCGCGAATTAGGTTAAGCACGGTCCCGACCGGGTTGGCCGCGGCGGCGGCGTCCTCCGTGTATTGCGTGCCCCCGCCCACCGCGACTTCGGCCCCGGCGGCGTCACGCAGGTTGACGTGCAGCGCCCGTGTGAGGGTCATCCTTAGCGCGCCCGCGTCGCCCTCGTCCACGCTGTCCGGCGTGGTTTCGTCTGCCTCGGCGCCGATGACCAGAACCTTGGAGGTCGCCGGCGTGAACGCGGTATCGTCGGTGAAGACAACATCATCGATCAGCTGCAGCGCCGTGAGCGCGGCCCCGTCGACCTGCGTTGCGAACGTCCCCGCGTTGGTTACCGCGTGCGAAGGCACGCTGGCAAGGGACACGGCAAGCGTGCCGCTACCGGCGTTGGCGGTGATCGTGCCGGAAACAGGGACCGCCGTGGCGCGTAGCTGGGTGTCCGTGAGCGGCCCGGACACGGCGAACGTGCCGGTTCCCGCGTTAGCGGTGACGGTCCCGCTCACCGGCACGGGGGTCGCGCGAAGCTCCGTATCTGTGAGCGGTCCGGACACGGCGAACGTGCCGGTTCCGGCGTTGGCCGTGACGGTCCCGCTCACCGGCACGGGGGTCGCGCGGATTTGCGCGTCTGTTACGGGCCCCGAGACGGGAACAGCGGTCGCCCGCAGTTCTGCGTCAGTGAGCGGACCGGTGACAGCGTGTGACGGCACCGACGCGAGCGAGACGGCGAGCGTGCCGGTTCCCGCGTTCGCTGTAACGGTGCCGCTGATGGGTTGTGTGGTCGTGCCGGTAGGGTCGGTGCGAACCGGGTTCGTGGCCGTGCCCCCCTGCACCGCACCGCCCGAGGCGGGCAGTGCCAGGCCCATCATCGTCACCGTGTCGGTGCCTGCCCCGGTGTCGTAGTCCGAGGTCTTCGCGGTCGCGCCCGCGTTGGTCGCGGCGGGCAACGTGAGCACGTCGACGTCACCGATGTTGTTCGTGCCCGCGGGAAGCGCGTTGGTGATCCCGGTGACAGCGGTGACGGTGCCGATGTTGTGCGTGCCGGTTTGGACAACCGGCAACGGGTTACCGTTGGCTACGTCGCCCGCGTTCACCCCGTCGGCGCCGTGTATCAGTTTAACGCGCGGGTACTTGACGCTGGCTATCTCGTCCGCGGCGAAGGTTTCGCCGCCGCCGCTGCTTGGGTCAGTTACAAAGTCGTCAGCCAATTAAGCCCCCACCCCTAATGTTAGAAGCCCGCGGAACGGACTGCCCCCCTCTGCCGCAGCTGCCTTAAACGAGGCAGCAGCTATCTCCCACGCAGTGGAGTAATTCAGAGTCCACGACATCGTAACGCTCGATGCGCCGGGCTCAGTGGATGTCGCTCCGTGGTTAAATCCGTTCCCGAAGGCCGCGTTGTCTCGTTGTGTTTGCCCTGCCCCTACTGTAGGCGCATGTTCGAGCGCGGCCCTAAGAACGTCCACCACCAATTCACCAGTGGCCGAAGTACATGCCACACTAGGGCTTGTGCTGCTCCCGCTTGCTTTTGCTGAGTTACTAAAACATGTACTGGTGTCTGATCCAGTGACTGTTACGGCTGAGCATCGCGCCTTGTTGTCTCCAGAAAAATTCACTACTACTGTTTTTGACCCGCTCGCGGGATTAGCCAAACCCCCTATCGACGCCTTGCCTGTTTGCACAATGGGGACGTTTGAGCCCCCATATGTAATGGACGTGAGTGTATTGCCAGCCTCTTCAATATGCGCCACTAGCACCGCCACAGCAGTAGGAGTGCCGTTCGGTGCGTGAGTCCATGACGCCGAACTTACAGCGGTCGCATTAACCGCAGAAACCGCATCAAACGCAACGGCCATTACCGCGCACCCACGACTTGCGTCGCAGTATCTTCCACTGCAGCTTCCATCGCTATCTTCACACCAGCAACTAGTGGCTTCACGAGGACTCGCATCGGCAGCGGATTGCCTTTCAAGTCGTATGCGCGAGATACGCTGGAATGAGTAATGGGCTTGCCGGTAGCAGGATCAATTGCCTCTCCACCAGCCGCCTGAAATCCAACGAATAGCTTCCACGTCGCCCCGTTGTCGTGAGACACCTCCGCGCGCACATCTACCACTGGCACACCAGGACCGAAGTCCGGCCATCCCTCACGAGATAGCAGCACATCGCAGCGCTTTGCGCCGATAGGAAAGGTGCCTGTCGCAATTTCGGCAACGTCCTTTGTCGGTGCGGTTTTAACCAAAGCTGCAATCACCGTCTTGCTATCTGGCATACCTTCTCCAAACCAACCGGCAGCTCAACACGTCGTTACCTCAACGGTCTGACCGTTCGAACGTGCCCGAAAAACAAGGGTGACTCCAGCACGCCCCGCAAGCCCCTCTTCGGATGGTTCGGGACGAACTCTTTACCGTCCGCTACGCTATGCGGGATACGGTGGTTTCGTGGTGAGCGAAACGTCCGCATGTCGTTGCTGCCGTTCAGGTACTTAAGCCACGCGTAAATGTGGCAGTTGCCGAACGTCATCAGGTCGGGGTCGTACAGCCAGCGGCGTAGCGGCGGTATGAACACCGCGAGGAGCGCCCACACGATCACGGTGAGCGCGAAACCTGCGACGGCCAGCGCGCCGAACGCGAGCGCTGCGAGCCTCCGCACCCCGTGTGCCTGTTTCGGGAGCATGCGGCCGGCTAGCCCAGAATCTTGGCGATCGACTGCTTCGCCCTTGCGATCTTCGCCTCGAGCGTAGCCAGCTCGTGCGAACCGTTCTCAATCCTGGCCTGGATATCACCAGCGAGGGCACGTGCTTCGGCCACCTGAGCGTTAGCGGCGTCGACCCCGGCCTTGGCGTCATCTACCCGCTTGTCGGCCTCCCTCTTCGCGTCCGCAAGAATTTTGTCGGCCTCCGCCTCGGCGGCCCCTTCTATTTGAGCCGCCTTCGCGACCGCCCGCTCCTTGAACTCCTCCGCCTGCTTTCGCGCGTCGCGGAACATCTCGGCGATCGATGCCCGAGCGGAGGCGATGTCAGCCTCCGCGGACTCCTGCGCGCGCTTCGCCGCAACTTCGGCCGCGGCGGCGGCGTCCACGCGCTGCTGCGCTTCGGCGCTCACTTGCTCCAACGCGCCCACCTTGTCGAGAACCTCGACCACCGCCTGGATATCCGGGAAGCGGGCGAGCCACCCCTTGAGGACCTCTGCACCGTACATTGCGTTTGACATGGTTAGGCCTTCAACGGCGTGTGGCGCCGTATCACGAGAATCGCCGTCCAGTCCTCCGTGCCACCACCACCGGACACAGACGGGCGGATAAAGAGCGGGCGCTCAACGATCTGCTTCGGCGCGCCCGTGGCGGTGAACGACAGGGCCGTGCTCTGCGCGTTGAACAGGGTGCCCCAGTTCGTGCCGTCGTTCGACCCCTGAATGACGCACGTCGCGCCTCCCGCGGTGTTTGCAATTACCTGCACGCAGCAGTCGGCCCACTCCGGGTACGCCACTGGCGTACCGTTCAGCGAGCCGGCGACGAGGCTCGGCCAGGTGAAAACCATGACGACGTTGTTCTGCTCGCCATGGTTCCGGCTTAAGGTTGGGGTGATGTCAGGCATTCAGATCTCCTAGCGGTTAAACGTTTTTACCGTGTGCGAACGCGCTAGCCGGCACCAGGTAGACCCGACCTGCTTCACCGCTGTCGTCGAGCACAAGGACGTGGTCCTCGATTTGAACCCAGCAGGCGCCGAACGTCTTCCCCCGGTACACCACCTCGGCCCACCTAAGAGCCTCGGGGAGGATGGGTGGGCGGCCCAAGCGCATGAGCTCGGGGTTGATCCCCTCGAGGACTGCTATCACCCCCGGGTTCACACACGGCTCGTCCTTCACCTGCACGACGGTGCCCTCGCCATCGCGCGCGATCATCCCCGCGGCGGTAGCCGACAGGGCGCAGAAAAGCAGAAACAGCGACAGGAGCGCTCTCATGCGTTACCTCCGGGTGCCGCCACCAGGAATTGAACCCGGTCCCCCTGCTTACAAGGCAGGGCCTCTACCGTTGAGCTATGGCGGCGTGTTGTCATGCGGCTCTCGGCTCCGGGGGGACCCCGTTAGCGTAGGCCGCGGGAGTCAACCTGAACCCCTCGAGTTCAACGGGGGTCAGGGGGACCTCGGCTTTCACCCTCACGTGGCGCACGCGGTTGACGTACCGGGTGTAAGTGCCCGCCTTTGGGTCGTAGACCACAAGGGGCAGGTTCATCCCAGTGCCCCGAGGCCCTGAACCGTAGGCCGCCACGTGACAACCTTCGGCCGCGGGGGCGGTTGCCTCACGGCAGCTTTCCTCAGCATCATGCAGGCCTTGAATAGTGCGCTGATCAGGTCATCGTTCTCCGGGACCACCAGACCGTTCTTGCGGTGGTACAACCGGAGCTCTCCGAACAGGTCTTCCAGGTGCTTCGCGATCTTCAGTCTACCGGTCTGCATCCGGTCGTAGACGTCCGTGATGCTGGCCTCGAGACTGATCCCGCCTTCCCCCTCCTTCTGACCCTTCGCCGGGGGGTGCGTGGCCTTCTCCGTCAGCATGTTGGCCCCGAGGTCTCGGTACTGCTGGGCGAGCGTGGTGCCGCTCGTCCTCGAGTCACGTGTGCCCCCGTCGTGGGGCCAGGCCACCGGGATCCAGGCGCCTTTCGCGCGGATCACCGCGGCGTGCACCACCGGCGTGGCTTCCCGCCTTTTGTAGCAATCGTAGACATGGACCGTGTCGGTATCCTTGTCCCACGCCACCCACACCACTGCGGTGGGGTGATCGAAACCGAAATCGATGCCGGCAAGGCGGGGCCACCACGCCGGCAGTTGGATCGGCGGCTCCTTGAGGATCTCCTCCTCGAAGGGGAACACCTGCCCCTCGCCCAGCATCGGCAGGCCTTCGGTCCGGGCTTTGCGCTCGTGCGGTTTGTACCGCGCGATGATCCGGCGCCGTTCTTCCTCCGTATAGTGCAGGGCATCGGCGATCGTCATGTGGGTCACATGCGTGCCGGGCGCCTTCTCTGTCAGAAACCTCATCACGACTTCTGACATGCCCTTCAGGGGCGTGAAGGTCGTGAAGGAGACCCCGCCGGTGGCGTTGGTGCGGGTCAGCCCCTCCATGTAAATATCAAGGGGAGGTTCCTCGTCGTTCCAGATGTACTGCAGCGAGTCCCCCTGCCACCGCTCGCGGCCCTGATCGTAGGTCTTGAGAACGATCCGGCTGCTGCCGTCGGAGAGTTTCCGTGGGTTATCACGAGGCGGGTAGTGCTTGACGACGATCGTTTCGATCGCGTCCGCCACACCGTGCGTGGCTTTCTTCACCTCGATGATCGAGTCCTTCGGGATAGCCCCGGTGCCCAACGCGTCAGTGACGCCTGGGGGGCCGAGCAGCATCCGCTGAACGGTGTCGCGCGTGCCCTGGCTGGTCTCGGACGCCGCCCAGCCGGCGGTCGGCTTGTCGAACACGACCCCGGCCCACCAGGCGGGGTAGAGCCCCGTGGCGTGCATCGCGACCTCGCGCGAGGCACTTAGGGTCTTGCCCAGCTGGTTCCCCGCCATCAACAGCCGCTCGCTGATTCCGGGTAGCGCCCCGGCCGAGTGGAATATGAGCTGCTTCGGGTAGGGCTCGTACTGCTCGAGGGCCCGATAACTGATCAGGCGCTCGATCTCGCGCGCTTGCGATTCTAGGAGGGCGATCTCGTCCTGGGCGGTACGCTTTTCAGACATCAGTCCCTGTTCTTGGTTCAGCTACAATCGTGTCCAATTTGAGAACGATCGTGCCCGGTTCGGGGTTGCGGAGGTAGGATTTGAACCTACGACCCCCGGGGTATGGGCCCGGTGCTCTGCCGACCTGAGCTACTCCGCGGAAGAGGTCCCCTACTCGCGGGGGCCGGTGTACGGGACCCGCTTTCGGGGTAAGGGCTTGTGGCCCTGGTGGCGGGCACCTCCCCCGCCTGTGCCCGCAGTCAAGGGGCATGGGTTCGAATAGGTCCCCATCACCCCGTGGGTAGGTGGGGATGCCGGGGGGTATCAGTCCCCGGACTTAACCCAGGCCTAGGAGCCCTGGGCACACGTGTTAGGAAAAGCGACTTCTTTTCAGGAAAAATCAAAAAATTTTTAACGGACCCAAGCATAGGTCATTGTGATGGTACCGCGCGCGCGCCGGAGTCACAAAGCGGGGGTGCGGGGGGCGGCCGCGCGCCGTCGGCTGGATCGTCGACCACCCCCCGGGGGGTCTCCGTTTGCGGTTTGGAACCGCCGACGACCGAGGTGCGAAACCGTTTGTGCCGCGCGTGCACCGCGCATCAT